GGACAGTACGGCAGTTTAGACAGATTATAAAAAAATGTCGTGAGTCAGACAATTAGCATTTAGGAGGGCAAAGTTTTGATAATTCCCAGAGAGATAAGAGAGAAGATTGAACAACGAATAAAGTTAAATACAGAGCTAGAGGCATGGTTTTCGGAAAATGTGGATTTAGAGGGTTGTGACGCAATAAATGCATTCATTGTTTCTGAACCGAAAGGAGAGAGTCAAGGAGATGGGGAATACTGTGACCAGCGCACACTGGAAGAGGATTGGTATTCGGGACAATATTATTGGCAAATGGATAACGGACAGTATTTATGCATGAACTTTGAGATTTTTTAAAGAAGCAACTGAAAAAATGCATGGGTTGCCTTTATGGCGAAAGAAAGACAAAAGAAAGCGATTTTATACCAGAAACAAGGCAGAAGAAGCCATCGAGGCATTCTGGTATTATTGCGAAAATTAGGATTTTCAGAGGGAGATAACAATATGGAAAAAGTGAAGCCGTGTCCATTCTGCGGAAATGAGTTCCCAACAATAACAAAATGCTACGGGAACATATACAGAGTAGTTTGTCCACAGTGTCAAACTTACTTTGGATGTGACTGCACCGCGGGGCATGATGAAAGTAAAGAGAAAACAATTGAACGGTGGAATAATCGTGTAAGTTAAAATTTAACGGCATTGCCGGGAAAGGTGAAAAATGAAAAAGAAATACGATAATGGAATGTTAAAAACCGAGTTATCAGCAGACGGGAAAATCATCCATTTTTCCTTGAAGGTTACGGATTTAAAGAAATTGTTTAAATGCAGCCCTGAAAACTATGACGGTAGCAATATAAAGAGAGGGAAAGAACAGGATTTTGTTGATTACATTTTAAACAGATTAAGTGAACCAAGTACCAGTGATGAAAATTCTGTAAAATGGTTAATCCCTTTTGAAGAATTATTTCTGGAGATTCTGGAAGGGTACGAGGATTTTGTGACTTATAAGGAAAATTAGCATTTTGAGGTGAAAGAGATGTTTTTCTTGGAGAGAAAAGAAAGCTATGCAATGCCAAATATTTTAGGAAATTGCTCACAACCGGTATATACATATCGCTGGAAAGTGATAGCGAAAAGTGAGACAGAGCGGCCACTATTAGATATGATTAAGGATATGGATGTTGCAACGCACAGGATAGTATCTAATCAACCGAACTGACATACACACTATTAACATTAAACGTACATTGAAAATTTAATATTGATTAGTGGAAAATAGTGTTGACATTGGGTGCACCCTATGGTATAATAAAGACAGTTAGAAAACATACTATAATTCAGAAGAGGGGTAAACAATATGACAACAATTAAAGGATTTGCAAATTACGGAGTTTTGGCACATGAGAAGCAGACAATCTTCACTATTTCGGGAAAACACCCACATGCAACTGTGAGTGAAGAAATTGAAATCACATTGCCGGACAAATGGGAAATATCCAAGAATGAATTTGAGGAGTTGCTTATTGATACGCCAGATGGCAAGACCTATATGGCTGATGAAATCATATCAAGTTGGGGAGATGAACCAGTATTAAGCTGGTATGATGGAGAAAATCATAGGATTACACTTGAATGGAAAACTTTATGAAGAGGAACGCCGCAAGAAAGATGGCAGAAGAAAGCCGGACTAATTAGCAAGTCATATAAGCTTAACAAAACACTTGTAGAAGATTTTGCAAAAGCTTGTGAAGCGGCCGGAACAACGCAAGCTAAACAATTATCAAAATTGATGAAAGAATTTATTGAAGCCACTAATCAATATTAGGTTAGTGGCTTTTATAATGTGAAAAATTGGAGGATTAAGATTGGGAAAGAAATATGAAGTTGAAATCAGATGGAGTGAGATAGTGAAGATGTTGACAGAAAGGTATCCAGGTAAAGCGTATGGTTCTTATATACTCATGTCAAATAACCAAGGACAGCATGATGAAGTCTGTGGTTTGTTAAAAATGCAGGCAGAGTTAGCCGCTGAAAGTATCGTTGAACAGGTGTCAATCAAGAAAACAGTAAAAGAATTAATGGAAGATATAGAACTTGTAAGCATTGAAAAGCACGGTATGAACTTAGTTGGCTGGATATTGGTCATATAGCATATAGGGCTGCTGCCATCGGGAACGCTGAATTTCTTCTAGCGGCATGGTTCGAATCCATGACAGCCCATTCAAAGAAAACGAGAAAGAGGTGATAGCAATGGGAAGCGTAGAACACCAGACAGGAGCAAAGAAAACGGGCGGTACATCAACCGACCAAAGTTATCTGTACCGCCATTACGCTTAAGGATAGTATACCATATTCTGATTCCTTAAGCAATACGAAGGAGGAAGGGTTATGAGTAATACAGATAATCAGAGTGTAAAAGCGGAAATTATTAATAACGTAATTGTGGCAATGACGTACTATCTGAGCAGTGACGTGCTAGAAATGCTGGAAAGAGTTCTAACAAAGAATCTGGTGGACGTAGTGATTGAACGAATCAATACGCTGCCAATGGAAATGAAAGACAGCATAGACAGTCAGAACGGATACATATTGCAACTCTTCTTATATAAAAAGAAGAAGTTGGCAGAGGGGACAAAGTATGGTTATGTAAGTGCCGTTAAGCGGCTGGTCACTTTGGTATATAAACCATTGACCGAAATGGAAGAACCAGACATTTATTATTACCTTGACTGGTACGAACACAAGAACGTTTCACAAACAGGACGAAAGAACCAGCCAAAGACCATCAACAATGAGCGGCGGTTTCTTTCCGCGTTTTTTACTTGGATGCGTAAAGAAAAGCTGATTAGTGCAAATCCAGTTGAAGCAATTGAACCGCAGAAGGTTACCAAAAAGCCGATTGACTATTTCACACCCGAAGAGATGGCGCGATTGAAAGATGGATGTGAAAGCCTGAGGGAGAGGGCCATACTGGAGGTACTGCGTAGTACCGGAGCCAGAGTAGGCGAGGTAGTTGCAATTACAATTGACCTGGTTAATTGGGAGACAGGAGACGTAATGATTTTAGGCGAGAAGGGCAACCGATACCGCACATTGTATCTGGACCCGGACGCTATCTATCATTATAGGAAATATCTGAATAGTAGGACAGATCATAACCCGGCCATATTTGTAAGCTCTAAGGAGCCGCACCAGGCATTATCTACATGCGCAGTGCGAGGAATTCTTAAGGACATAGCAAAGCGGGCTGGAGTGACAAGCAGGGTGTATCCGCATAAAATGCGAAAAACCCTGGGAATGGAACTGAAGAACAAAGGCGTTGACATTGGAACAATACAGGAGATTATGGGACATGCAGATTCAAGAGTAACTTCCTTATATTATGCGCAGTCGACCCCAGACACACTGCGGGTGATAAGAAACAAGGCGGCATAATTTACATATATTTACAGTTTTCAGAAAAGAACGGAGCGGGGATATGACCCCGCATCCAACTCGATAAGTTTATTAAAATAAGAACCTCCCCCTGGTTTTCAGGGGGAGAAATCATAGGATGGGAGTAACAGGGTAATGGCGCATATAGAAAGTGTATGCTATGCAGGGAGAACTAAGAACATCCGTGCATATTATTCAGCGAAATATAATGACGAGAAATTGAACGGACAGAAGGAGGGAAGGAGGAGGAAGAGAGAGAAGCCTACCAGTGAGCAACAGGCAGAGATTAATCGGAGGAATGCACAGCGTACATTAACGTGGCTCATGAATGCGAACTTTTCAGGAGCCGACCTGTATGTTACATACAGCTTCGAGGAGGGAAAAAGGCCAGGGGAACCCAAAAAATTCCGGGCTTATGTAAGACAGTTTTTGAAGCAGCTGCGGAAACTCTATCGAAAGGCTGGCATACGCCTAAAATATATCTGGGTAGGGGAACGCGGAGAACGCGGTGCAGAGCATGTGCATGTTGTTCAGACGGGTGGAATCGATGTACGACTGTTAAAAATCGTATGGCCCCATGGATGGATTAAGGCGGTGCCGATGGACGAAAGCGGGAGCTACCACAAACTGGCCGACTATTTTATTAAATATTCGGATAAGACCATGCGCACAGAGGGAAGGCTCCAGGGAAAACGATATAACCCGTCTCAGAACCTTGTGCGTCCAGAGCCCAAAAAGGAAAAAGTTAGAAAACGTAGACGGATAGATCCAGGGGCCATTGAGGTACCAGAAGGATACTACCTGGATAAGGAGACGGTGAAGTCAGGTATACAAGAAAATGGTTATGAATTCCTGGAATATACCCTTGTTCTTCTTCCGGGTTATCATATGGCTGCTCATGAGAGGGCAGCTAAGCGACAGCAAAAGAAAAAGCGGTCCAGATAAGGTCCGTCGCTTAGTGTGCGCAAAGAAGGGAAGTGAGAGGGTGCGACCAAAAAAAGAGATACGATGCCCGTATTGTGTCACAGTCAGCCGATACGATAAAAAAACGCCAACTATTACGTGCGAGAACATAGAAAATAACTTGGGGTTTGAAGTAAGAAATAAGCTGGAGTTTACAAGCCATGAGGAAAAGAAAAACTACCAGGAACTGTTTTGTGCCGATATGTATGACGCTTGCCCGTATTATAAAGCCATCTACCAGAGGGAGAAGGAAGGAAAGTAACCGTACAAATCGGACACTATAATGCGTGTGCGCATACACATGCGCGTATACGCGCGCGAGAATCGGAAAAGATAGACGCGACCTGCGTCTTTTTTGCGTGGAATAAACCGGACAAAACCGGTCGCATAGGGGTGTTGGAAACAAAAAATAGAATGTGATATGGTTATGTAAGGAGGTGAAGCATGGCAAGACAGAAATGGCAGGAATGGGTGGAGAACGAGGAGAAACTTACCATACTGGCAGCCTGGGCCAGGGCTGGAAAAACTGACGATGAAATAGCCAAGTTGGTTGGGATAAGCCGCTCCACCCTAGGGGAGTGGAAAAAGAAACATGAAAAAATAAGTGAAGCATTATCTACGGGGAAGGATTACGCAGACCGCCTTGTGGAAAATAGTTTGTATAGGGCAGCCCTCGGATATACAGTAACCAATAAAAAGCCTATCAAAACAAGACATGTAACGTACGAGAACGGCAAAAAAATAAAAGAGGATGAAGTGATTGAATACGCAGAGGAGACTGTACATGTGGAAGGGGATACAAAAGCCATTGTATTTTGGCTGGAGAACCGGATGCCGGAATGGCGTAATAAGTATGTGCAGCTTAAAAATAACGATGAGGACGAAAACGGAGCCGGATTTGGCATGATTGTGATGGAAACAGAACAGGCCAAGGAAATTAAAAAGATGATGGAGGAAGAACAAAACCAACGTAATGAGGAAGAACGGTAAGAACAAACAGAAGTTTGATGCGAAAGAATTTGTCAAGACCCATAATGTCATATGGGCACCATCGCCGAGACAGCAGGCCATGATGCAAAGAATGGAATTTGAAGCCTTGTTCGGAGGCTCCGCAGGCGGAGGAAAGTCGGATTATCTGCTGGTGGAAGCACTTAGACAGGTCCATATAGGATACTATCGAGCTGTCATCATACGAAAAACGTTCCCGGAGTTGGAGGATTTAATTAGCCGGTCCAGGGAGTTGTATGGTTTTGCCTTTCCACGTGCCAAATACAATAAAACGGAGCGTGTGTGGACATTTCCAAGTGGAGCGAAAATATACTTTGGAAGTATGCAGTATGAGAAAGATAAATTGAAATATCAAGGTAGACATTATGATTTTGTTGGATTTGATGAACTGACCCATTTTTCTTGGGATGAATATGTTTATCTGTTTTCACGTACAAGGTCAAGTGGACCAGGGTTAAGAGGGTACATCCGCTCAACGGCAAACCCAGGTGGACCGGGACACGGATGGGTAAAGGCACGATTCATAACAGCAATGAAACCAGGAACGCCCATAAGGGAAATTACAGAAATCAAGGACCCAACAGGAAAACCAATCCAAACAGAGAGTGACAGAATATTCATCCCTAGCAGTTTATTTGATAATGCTGACTTGATGCGTAATAATCCACATTATTTAGCGTCGCTAGCTATGCTGCCTGAGGCAGAGCGGAACGCTTTACTATATGGTGATTGGAATTCATTTAGCGGTCAGGTGTTTGAAGAGTGGAAAAACGACCCAGAAGGATATGATACACAACAGTGGAGCCATGTAATAAATCCATTCAATATCCCGGATGGATGGGAAATCATTCGAGGTTATGATCATGGTTATGCAAAACCATTTTCAGTCGGTTGGTATGCAGTGGATTATACGGGCTGTATTTACCGTATACGCGAACTTTATGGGATGAAAAAGGACTGCTACAACGTAGGAATTAAGATAGAACCGGCAGCCGTAGCAAGACAGATTCGGGCTATTGAGGAGACGGACCCGAATTTAAAGGGAAGGAGAATAACAGGGATTGCGGACCCATCCATATTTGCAAAGGACCGGGGACCGTCCATAGCAGATACTATGGCGAAACTGGGTGTGTATTGGGCTCCTGGCGATAATCACAGGATTGCTGGAAAGATGCAGTATCATTACCGTATGGCTTTTGACGAACATGGTCGCTCCATGTTTTATGTGTTTAAGAACTGTAAGGAATTCATACGTACGGTACCTAACCTTGTGTATGACGAAAAAGACGTGGAGGACGTAGATACAAAGCAGGAGGACCATATTTACGATGAATGCAGATATGTGCTTATGTCGCGTATCATAGCAATCCGTAAGCACAGAGAAAAACCACTGCCTCTTGAGGATCCACTTGACCTATACAAAGAAGAGCGGGAGCGTAGGAGCCGTGTAATAAGAGTGTAAGGAGGACACATGGAGAACGATACAACAATACAGGAAGTACCGGGAACAGACTGGAAACCAGTGAATGAAAAGACGATTGAAGATGCCTTGCAGATGTTCCGGAAATACAAGGATGCCAAAGATGACCTGACAAAGCGAATTACAAACGCGGAAGAATGGTGGAAAAATAACCATTGGGAGCGGTTTACAAGCCCATCCAGCAATCCCAATGACCCGCGACCTACAAGTGCATGGTTGTTTAACAGTGTAATTAATAAACACGCTGACTTTCAGGATAATTACCCTTCCCCGGCTATCCTGCCCAGGGAGGAGAGTGACGAACCCATTGCTAAGATGCTGTCAGATGTCGTGCCGGTTATCATGGAACAGAATGGATTTGACAAGACTTATTCGGAGTGTTCCTGGGATAAACCAAAGACGGGTACTGCGGTATATGGAATATTTTGGAACCAGGATAAAGAAAATGGCTTGGGGGACATTGAAATCAGACACATAGATATGATGGACATATTCTGGGAGCCTGGGATAAGCAATATCCAGGATTCGGAAAATGTGTTCGTTATTGATATGGTGGACTATGAGACACTGGAAGAAGAGTATCCACAGCTGAAAGGAAAACTGCAATCAGGAGCCATTTACAAGCCAGAATATGCCTACGTGTCCAAATTGGACACCTCGAAGAAAGTGAACGTCTTTGATTGGTACTATAAACGCCGGGTGTACGGGGAAGTAAATGGAATCCGAACAAACCGTACAGTCCTGCATTATTGCAAATTTGTAGAAGGGCATGTCTTGTTTGCAACGGAGAATGACCCGAAGTATAGAGAAACAGGACTGTATGACCATGGAAAATACCCATTTGTGTTTGATTGTATGTTTCCGGAGAAGGGGTCGCCGGCTGGATTTGGGTATCTGGATGTCATGATTAATCCGCAGGAATACATAGACAAGCTGGACCAGGTAATCCTAAAACACGCCAGTTTAAGCCGGCCCAGGTATTTTATTGCCGGATCTGCGCAGGTGAATGAAGAGGAATTTACAGACTTGTCAAGGGACCTGGTGCATTGTAGCGGAGATGTAAGTGAGAACTCTATCCAGCCGATAAAGCCGCCCGAAATGTCCAATGATGTGTTGAGTATCCGTCAGGCAAAGATTGACGAATTGAAGGAGACATCTGGAAATCGCGATTTCTCCCAGGGTTCCACTACATCCGGAGTGACAGCGGCCAGCGCCATTGCCGCACTACAGGAGGCCGGAAGCAAACTGTCCAGGGATATGCTGAAGGACAGCTATAGTGCTTATTCGGAAATTGTTACGCTTGTAATAGAGCTGATACGGCAATTCTACGATATACCGAGATGTTACAGGATTACACGGCCAAATGGAAGTTCGGAATACATTACTCTGGACAACCAGGGACTGAAACCGCAGGAAGATGCCATGATGAATGGAGAACTGTCCATGCGAAAACCAGTCTTTGATATCAAGGTATCGGCCCAGAAGGCCAGCCTGTACAGCCGGATTGCAAATAATGAGCTGGCAAAGGAACTTTATGGAATGGGCGTGTTTGCCCCGCAAAATGCAGACCAGGCCCTTGCCGTCATAAAGATGATGGATTTTGACAAGCGAGAAGAAGTCATTAAGCAGGTGCAAGAAAACGGAACTATGTACCAGCAGATGCAGCAGATGCAGGCAACCATGGCTCAGATGGCGAATTTAATCTATGAAATGACCGGAAATCAAAAAATCCTTGCCGTTATGGATGGAGCTGGACTGCCACAGGGAGAAGTAAAGCCAGGAAATGCCAATGGAGAACCAGTAATAACAAATAGCATAGGACAGGCCATCGGGGGAGACAGCAGCGCGGCAGGAAAAGCCAGGCAGCGGGCAGCTACATCAACGGAGGTTAAATTATGACGAAGGTCAATATGTTATTTGATAAGGGCTATGTGAAGATAACTATGAAAGGACATGCTGGATTTGCTGCAAGGAATAACCTGCCAGAAGGCCACGATATTGTATGTGCGGCTATATCCATTCTGGGACAAACATTAGTACAGCGCCTACTGACATTGGCAGAGGAAAAGAAAATACTGCTCAGTTTGAACCGGTATGAGGCTGGAAATATAGATGCGCATGCAGTTGTGAAGCAGAGCCACATAGAAGAGGTGGAAGCCACGCTGGAAACCATCAGGGTAGGTTACAGCATGCTTGAAAATGAATACCCAGACTACATAAAATTAGGGGTGTTGGAAACAAAAAATAGAATGTGATATGGTTATTGCAGGAGGCAGGAAGATGCCGCCTGTAATAGACGGGAAAGGAGAAAAATACATGAACAAACTCAAATTAAATCTGAGAATGTTTGAAGGAGAAGGGGCCGCAGCGGGTGAAACTGGAGAAGGGGCCGAAGCGGCAGCAGAGCCACAGGAGCCGGGAACCGGACAGGAAGCAGCCGAAGGACAGGCTTCACAGGAACCTTCCGTAAGCGAGCCGGAGAACCGAGAGGAAGCCTATGAGCGCATCCGTGCGGATTACAATGACCTGATTGCCAAGGATATTGAGAAAGCGTTAAACCGCAGAAATGCAGAAAACCAGAAAATGCAGAATCAGCTAAAAGCGTATGAACCGCTCATGAACCTGCTGAATATCCGGTACGGGGTAAACTCAGGAAAGATAGAGGATGTAGTGGCAGCCATTGAGAAGGATGACAGCTTTTATGAAGCGGCGGCTACGCAGGCGGGAATGTCGGTTGACCAGTACCGGACCATGATGAACCTTCAGATGCAGAATCAGCAGCTGCTTGCACAGCAGAGAGAATGGAATGAGGCCAGGCAGAGAGAACAGATATACAGCCGTTGGAACATGGAAGCGGAGAGGTGTAAACAGCTGTTCCCGCAGTTCGACATGGTATTAGAATGCCAAAACCCAGATTTTGCACGAATGCTTGAAAGCGGAGTAAGCATGGAGGCGGCCTATCGCGCTGTACACTTTGCTGAACTCAGCCAGGGCCTTATGGCAAAAACAGAGACGGAAACGCAGAAAAAAGTGGCTGACACAATTCGTTCCGGCGCAGCAAGACCAACTGAAAACGGAGCAAGTAAAGGAGCCGCCACAAAGACAGACGTAGACGTTGCAAGCCTAACGGACGAACAGATGGACGCAATCATTGAACGGGTCCGAAACGGAGAACAAATCACACTTAGATAGCGGATAGGGAAAGAAAGGAGAAATTATGAACAAAGCTATGAATGCAACATTGAAGTTAAATCTCAGGATGTTTGATACATCTGTACCAGCCAATACGACCGGAACAGAAAGCCTGTCGGCAGAAATGAAAACATTCTACGACAAAAATCTGCTGAGATATACAAAACCGCATCTGGTACACGATCAGTTTGGACAGACAAGAAACATTCCTAAGAACGGAGGAAAACGGATTGAATTTAGACGATTTGAGCAGCTTCCAAAGGCGCTTACGCCTTTAACGGAGGGCGTAACGCCGGAAGGCCAGACCATGACTGTAACAAAGCAGGAGGCAGAGGTAAAGCAGTACGGCGGCTTTGTATCATTATCTGACCAGATTAGCATGACGGCAATCGACAACGTGGTTGTGGAAGCCACGACAGCCATTGGAAACCAGGCAGGAAGTACCCTGGACACTATATCGAGAGAGGCGTTAAACGCCGGTACTAACGTGCAGTACGCAGAGGGGCAGGTTTCCTCCCGCTCCGAACTGACAGCAGAAATGAAGCTGACGGTAAAAGCAATCAAGATGGCGGTGAGGGCTTTAAAGGTCCAGAATACAGCTAAAATCAATGGACACTATGTAGCTATTATCCACCCGGATTGCGCCTATGATATCACGGAGGATCCGAGATTCATTGAGGTAGTGAAGTATAAAAACCCGGAACGGATTTTTAATGGAGAAATCGGAACCCTGGAAGGCGTGCGATTTATAGAGACGACTGAGGCAAAGAAGTTTACCAAAGCCGGCGCGAGTGGGATTGATGTATATTCCACATTGCTGCTGGGTGAAAACGCATATGCAACCACCAAAATTGAAGGAGGAGGGCTGGAAACGATTGTAAAGGCACTGGGAAGTGGAGGTACAGCCGATCCATTGAACCAGCGTTCTACGGTTGGATGGAAGGCCATGAAGGTAACTGAAATCTTGTCCCAGCAGTACATGGTACGTATTGAGACAGCATCTACATACAACGACCATAAAGCAAATTAACGGAGGTAACATGATGTCAGCAACAAAGAAGGAAGAAATGGTAAAGTTCACCTTGTTCTGGGATGGAGACCGCTATAAGGCCCCGCTGTTTGTTGGGGTGAATGGAAAATCATACCTGATAGAACGCGGCAAGGAAGTAGAAATTCCCAGGTCTGTCTATGAGGTAATCATGAATTCGAATGACCAGACAAGAGTAACCGAGGAAGTCATGGAAAAGGCAAAGCAGGTAGAGCTGATTCAGGGATAAGGAAGGAGCAGACGGGATGATTACGGTAGTAGGCAGAAAACTTGTTATTCCTGAAAAGGATAGCCAGATAGGGACAACGTACGATAACAACTCGGAGGTGCGCCATATCAGGCTGAACCGCATCACGGCGGGCGGTGTGGACCTGGCTAACCTGCGATTCAAGCTTGATTTGGAATATGAGGATGCCATACTGGATACCTGTCTGCTTGACGCCGAAATGCAGGAGAATCATATCCTGCTGACCTGGAGCATCCCGGCTGCATGTGTGTCTCATAAGGGTACAGTATGGATAGCTGTTCGCGCATATGATGAAAATGGAACCATAAAATGGGCTACGAATCCAGGGGCCGTGTACGTAGGACACACGATATTTGATGGGGAAGCATACAAAGGCCACCTTGCCGAATTTGAACAGTTGGAGGAACGAATTACTCAAAAGGCAGAAACACTGGATGCTAACGAGAGTAAAAGACAGGAAGCAGAGGAACAGCGCAAAGCCAATGAAGAACGAAGGGTAAACAATGAGGCTGAATGGCAGCGGCAGGCAGAGACAGCCATAGCGAAAGCCAATACAACATTGGAAAAGGCGACGGAAAAGGCGGAGGAAGCAACACAGGCGGCCGCCACAGCGACTGTTAAGGCAGAGGCAGCAGAGGCTAGCTCCGAGGCCGCCAACCAAAGTGCGAATACAGCCAGACAGGCGGCCAATACGGCAGCAACCAGAGCAACAGAGGCAGAAAGAAGCGCTACAGCCGCCAGCCGGAGCGAGAGCACAGCCAGCCAGGCGGCCAGCACGGCGACTGCTAAGGCAGAAGCAGCAGAGGCTAGCTCCACAGCCGCCAACCAAAGTGCGAATACAGCCAGCCACGCGGCCGATACGGCAACAACCAGAGCGACAGAGGCAGAAAGAAGCGCTACAGCCGCCAACCAAAGCGCGAATACGGCCAGTCAGGCGGCCGCAACGGCAACGAATAAAGCAACTGAGGCCGAGAGAAGCGCTGAGGAAGCAAATCAGATTGCACAGGGGCTGGGTGGTTTTAATGGCAAGGCATCCTCGGTTTCGGCCGTGGATGAACAAGGATTATTAGGAGGAGCGGATGGAACAAGCAATGTGCAGGAGTTGCTTGATGCGTTGGCACAAAAGGTTGCGCTGGAATTGGTGAGCAATACAAAATTGGTCGAGATATTAAGCGAATACATTGCAACGTCCAGTATCAATAATACGGGCCTGGTTACGGAAGAGGGATTTGTGGCGGATGCGCGGCAGATGAATCCAAATGTTGCCGGCTCACTGGCGGCCAAAGTAAAGAAGAATACGGACGATATTGTTACTGCAAATAGCAATTTAGCATCCAAAATAACTGTGATGACTTATTCAAAAGCGAATATCCCTATTGTTGCCGGAGACGATTTTTTTGCCAATATACCTGTAGATATTGAAACATCTGCGTATAGATGGGTATTTCCTATATTATCTGATATTACAGGAGATAACAGTACTAAAATAAACATAAGCACTTGTATATGGCAAAACGGACAAGTACATATTAAAGGCAATAACCAAGCAACAGGCACAGCAAACATAAGTCTTTCGGGTATTGTAATCGCTATTAAATGATTATTATGATGGCTTATTAAACTTCCAAACCTGTTTCCATTTTTGACCGTCATAAAAATCATACCAGATACCGGTGTTGTTAAATGCGATTGACGCAATCTCACCGTTATCATAATATAGCTGGAATGCCCGGTCGGTTCGGTCGGAATATACGGCTGTAAACCCATTAATGTTCTTGACGCCGTTTAAAGTCACCTTTGCATTGGTTTTTGCTAAATTGCTATTTTGAATAAAGGAGCTGTCCTTGAAACAGCAGAAAGAGAGGAAAAATTATGAAGAGAGCCATGCTTAGCCAGCCGATGGCTGGAAAAACAGATGATGAAATCAAAGAAACGAGAGAAAAGGCCATTAAGACATTAGAAAATAAAGGATATGAAATTGTGAACACTCTTTTTACGGACGAGTGGTACAGCAAAGAAAAAATGGCCGAAAGAGGAGTTGTACAGATTCCCCTATGCTTCTTGGCGAAATCGCTTGAAAATATGAGCCTTTGTCATGCGGCCTATTTCTGCAAAGGATGGGAAAATGCAAGAGGCTGCCGGATTGAACATGAGGCAGCTAAGGCATATGGACTTGATATTATCTACGAGGATTAGGCTGATTGCTATTTAAAAATAATAAGAAAGGGGGAAATCCCCATGAATAAGAATGTGATAGTTTTAAAAGATGCTACAGAAATAACTATTGTTAACGATGCTGACATTTACAACATGCAGATTATTGTTGACAATCTGTCAGAACTTGGGACATTATGGGACAAGCTCACACCCGATAATCTGTCAACAGTGGCAATCAAAGATTCCGATGGGGTTGTGGTAGGAAACTACAACAATATGGTCCTGTGCAGTCCGGCTTTCCAGGCGGTTGATAAGACCGAAACTGGAAAAATTCAAGCAACATTTGGAATCCGTGGTAAAACGGAATTGGAACTGTTAAAGGAGCAGGTAGCAGCCATGAGTGAAACTTTAAGTGTACATGATGGCGCGATTGGAGATATGGGAGCCGTCATAAGTGCCGTAGCGGAGACTACAGAAGGAGGGACAGTATAATGGGACGTTACTATGGTCTGAAAATCAGGAATAACGAAATGACACTGGAGAAAGTCCCCAGGCTTTGGAAAACAATGACTGAAAAATGGCTGGAACAGAATCCAGCGGATTAATGGAGGAATCTTGTGCCAACGGAAGTCATAGTTGCATTAATTGGGCTGCTGGGAAGTGCTGCGGGCACGTTTACCGGAATCATGGTGTCAGCCAAATTAACGGCATATCGTTTGAGTGAACTTGAAAAAAGGGTAGAAAAGCATAACACAGTCATTGAACGGACTTACAAACTTGAAGAAGCGCAGGCGGTTATGCAGGAACAAATCAAGGTGGCCAACCATAGAATTGGAGACTTAGAAAAAGAAAGAGAGGAATGACGATGAAGCACGTAGATTGGACAAGAAAACTGACAAGCCGGAAATTTTGGGCGGCTGTAGTTGGATTTGTAAGCCCGATTATGGTGGCAGCAGGGGCGGGAGACAATGAAATTACCCAGGTGACCGCTATTATTATGGGAGGGGCCACTCTGATTGCATACATAATCGGCGAGGGGCTGACGGATGCGGCGGCCACAGGAAACACAGGAAAAGAACCTGAGGCAGAGGAGCGGGTGGCGACCAAATAGCCGGAGGTGGTCCGAAATCTAATATGTAACAAGTCAACAGGAGGGGAGGCAGAGGGCTTCCCCTTTTATGCATAAGGAGGAAATTATGATTGATAATGCATACGCAAGAGGGCAGAAACTGTTATGTGGCGATTATAGCCAGTACACACCTACTGGAAAGTCTTATTTCACCAAAAAAGGCAGATGGTTTTCTGTACCTAGAAGGGGAGATATCGTCTATTTCTATTATACATCTCTGGGCCGTGTTGGGCATGTGGGTGCTGCCGCGGTAGTAGAAACCGATTACCAGAACCGGACATTTGAGTTTGTCACGTTTGAGGGAAACACATCATCGGGAAACGCAGGGGACCGTAATGGAGGATGCGTCGCCCGGCATACCTATAAAGCATCCTTTGATGCAGTGGGAGGAACACAAAAAATCAATGGATTCGGGCGCCCCATGTACAGTATGGATACCTGCACAGTAGATGAATTTATTAATGTCCTGGAGGGAGAGCTGGGATACATTGAGAAGGAAAGCAATAAAAACCTGGATAGTAAGACTGGGAATCCAGGAGATAAAAACTATACAAAGTACGGGAAATGGTATGGGTATAACCCTGCATATTGGTGCCAGCAGTTTATATCATGGTGTGCATACGAAGCCTGCCGCCAGCACATGGAGAAAACACAGACCGGGTGGGAGAAACAGCCAGACGGAAGCTGGAAATACTTGCGGTATGGCACATACATCAAGGATGAATGGGAGCTTATCAACACCGCGGCTGGGGCTCAATGGTTTGTATTTGATGGTGCCGGGACAATGATAACGGGATGGTTCGGGTCAGATGAACAGGGCTGGTACTACATGAACCCGGATGACGGGGCCATGCTGGCGTCACAATGGTTTGAAGTCAAGGGAAAACATTATTATGCAACAAAGACAGGGGAAATAGCAAAGAATGTGTATGTGAAATCAACGGCTCCAGGAATGTATTGCTGGGTAAATGGTTCGGGAGAATGGGTAAAAGAGTGGGATACCACCATGCCGGACCTGCAAACATATGGCCTGGCAGAATAGGGGGAAGAAATGACAGTAGGGGAATTAATAGAAACAATCATCCGGCTGAGAGGACGCCAATACGGTGAGGATATCATGATGGGATGGCTCAATGAGATAGAGGGCCAGGTGATTGAAGAGATAGTGAACCGGGCACAGGGCTACAATGTGACATTTAAACCGTTGTCTTATGACTTGGACGCGGAAAAGGAGCTAACCATACCGACGCGTTTCCAAGACGTGTATATCCATTACATGCTTTCTAAAATTGACTATCACAATCAGGAAACAGAACGGTATAACAATGATGTGGTTATGTACAACAGCGCATATGATGCGTATGCGGCATGGTTCCGGCGAGAGAATATGCCAAAGCGTGGCGCGTCATTTTCAGGATTTTAGGAGGTTGCCATGGGAAGATTGCCATTCCTGACTATGGCCCCAAAAGAAAACAGCCGTCAGATAGGTAACTTTCTGGGACTGAATACGGGGACGGTCATAAGCGAAAACGAATTTGCCGACATGCAGAACATGTCCTCCGATGATTTTCCGGCCATCTCTACACGGAAGCCCAGGGGAAAAATCATCAAGAACCTGACAACGCCTCACGGCCTGTTTTATAAAAACGGCTTGGTGTATGTGGACGGTACAGAGCTGTATTACAAGGATAAAAAGATTGCAGATGTGACAAGCACGGATAAACAGATAGTGGGATTGGGCGCGTTCCTGGTTATTTTTCCGGATAAGATAATGTATAACACCTCAACCGAGGAACTGACCAGCCTGGAAACGCAATGGTCACAAACATCCTCAGCCACATTTGCACAGACCACAAAGGGGTCAACCATGGTCAAAATCAGTTGCACAGGCATAGGGAAATCATTCCAACAATTTGATGGAGTAGAGATAACGGGATGCACAAATGATACATTCAATAAAACCACGGTCATACAGGAAAAGGCGGATGATTACCTTGTAATTATTGGTAACCTATCCGAATCATTCAGCCAACCATCCGGCCTCACCATCAGCCGGAGGGTTCCTGACATGGATTACATCTGTGAGAATGGAAACCGGCTCTGGGGCTGCTCCAGTAAAAACCATGAAATATACGCAAGTAAGTTGGGAGATCCGGCAAACTGGAATGCGTTTGAAGGGATAAGCACGGATTCCTACGCGGCGACCGTGGGAAGTGATGGAGATTTCACCGGATGTATGTCCCATCTTGGATACGTGCTGTTTTTTAAGGAGGACGCTATACACACCATCATGGGTGATAAGCCAAGTAATTTTCAGATTACAACTGTCAGCCCGGCCAGAGGCATTGCAAAAGGCTGTGAAAGCACGGCTTGTGTGGTGGATGAGACATTAATATACGCGGCCCGTAACTGCATATGCAGCTATGACGGTGCTAATCCATCCAGCATATCGGATGCCATAGGGGACTACAGGGTATCCCAGGGCGTGGCTGGGCAGTACGATGGCAAGTATTATGCCTCACTTGCCCGAAATGGAGAATGGGCCTTGTATGTATTTGACCTGGAGAAAAACTTGTGGCACAAGGAGGACGGCTTGCATATACGGTTTATGTCATATGGAGAAGGAGAACTATACTATATCGACATAGACGGAAATCTTTCAACCGTGGCCGGGAATCGGGAAGAGAAAATAAAGTGGATCCTTGAAAGCGGGGATATGCTGGACGGAAGTGTTGAGTTTAAGTATCTGAAGCGCCTTCTGTTCAATATGAAATTGGAACCAGGGACAGAGGTGGATATTCTACTGCAATATGATGAACAGAAGGACTGGGAGAAGGTATACACCTATACGGCTGCCTCATATCGTACCTATGCGCTCAATGTGATTCCGCACCGGTGCCAGAAATACCGGTATCGCCTGGAGGGCAGAGGGGCGGCTACGTTGATTGCTATAGGTAAATATGTAGGTTATGGGAGTGAGAGGCATGGCAGTTTTTAAACCGCTGGTGTTGGACCAGGATGAAACAGATATGAGCCAGGTTATGAGTAAACTGTATCGTTTCAGCCGGGATTTAAAATATACGTTGTCGAATCTGACCCTGGAGGACAATATGGATAATTCGGTCCTGAAGGTCCTGGATAGCCGAAAGAATAAAACCAGAGAAATAAGCTTTAGCAAAGACGCCTTGACCATTGATTTGCTGGACTATGAAACCGGGATGCATACAAGCCTGGAACAAACCCGTGAAAAGATATCGCTCCTGGTAGATTCCGGGGATGTGGTAAATACTATGCTGTCACGGATGGAGCTGTACGGGGAGTATATCACCCTTAAGACAGGACAGGTCATCATACAAGCTCAAAACATGACCCTGGATAAAGCGGGAAATGCGTATTTTTCAGGGGATATCATAGGTGGCTCAATCAACATAGATGGGAAATTTATCGTGTATCCAGATGGAAGCTGTTATGTAGACGGGGCATTCACAACAGAAACATTAAACCCTCCAAATGGAATATATGCTTATGAATTGGACGTATACAATGATGATGACCGGATAAATACGGTCACGGGAAACATAGCGTGCGCCGATGCCTATATATCGGAAACCCTTACATGCAGAAGAGTACACCAGACATCAGACAGACGGTGTAAGAAATGGATTGAACCTATATCTGACCAGGAAGCGACAGAAGCATTAAAGGCAATCGTGCCAACGCGATACACGTTTATTGATAGCGGCCGGGCTGGTATTGGCTGTATTGCCCAGAATCTATATCGTAAAACAGAGGCAGGACGCCTTCCAATGGTTGTACGACATGGAAAACACCTGGCCCTCCCATACAGCAGCTATGGAGCCATCTATACCCGAGCAATCCAGAAAAACCAAGAGAGGATAGGAGCAATAAAACAAGAAATCAAAGAAAGAAAGGAGCGGATCCGTGTCAAGCTTTAACGTGCCGGCAGTGGGCGGTCAAAATCCTGATATTAAGAAGGTATATAGCTATGTTCGGTTGCTGAACCGCGAATTGAAATATACCCTGGGAAACCTTACGCCAGAGGACAACTTCACGCAGGAAACGCTTTTAAAGTATCAGGAGACGGATACAACCATTGCACAGCTTGAGGTTACTATGGATGGATTTCTGACCCAATTCAAGGACCTGAAAAATGACTTGGAAACCGGAATCCGAGTGCTGAATGGTGAGATTTCTATGAAGGTAAGCGCAGGAGAACTGTGTTCAGAGATATCTGCCACTACGGACACTATCACATTCAAGAGCGGTTATCTTATCATAGACAGTAACAATTTTAAGTTATACAAGGATGGAACCGCTCAGTTTTCCGGGACCATTAATGGCGGTTCCATCAACATCAATAACAATTTTGTTGTAAGCGAAAGCGGCGCTGTTACTACCAAGGCAATTACCTATTCCGGGCAGATAAGCGTTAATGGGCTGTTGTACTCCAACTATATGCGCATTGCGGGAAATGCCAATGTGGAAGGTTCCCTTACATGCCGATATCTAAATGCGACCTATGATGTATCCTGCGAGGTTCTAACAGAACGCTCGGACCGGCGCTTAAAAGAAAACATAGAGGAGATACCAGACCAGACAGCGCTTGCACTTGTCCTGGGATTCAGACCAGTCACATTCACCTATAAGGATTCGGGAAAGAGAGGGATGGGACAGATTGCCCAGGATTTAGACGAACTCCAGAAAAGACTGGGTACAGACCTGCCCTTGGTGGACCATGGAGGGGAATATCTGTCAATTCCATACAGCACTAATAGTGTTTTGTATGCCGGGGCCATCCGGGCCCAACAGAGAGAATTGGATGAACTGGAAAAGGAAATAAACCGAATGAAGGAGGAAAATATATGGTAAAGATTGCATTTGAAGAAGAAAAAATCAATATGGCTCTGATGCTGTTAAATCAACTGCGGGTGGAAGGCATACAGCAGGCGAACTTTCTTTTATCCATAAACAATATATTGACCAACGGAGAAAAAGTAGAAGAGGAAGAAAAAGTAGAAAAGGAAGGAGGAAAATAATATGGCAGTAGCAAGCATTGTCGATTATTTGAAAAGCAAAGGACAGGATAGCTCCTATAACAATCGAAAAAATCTCGCAAGCCAGTATGGAATTACCAACTATGCCGGAACAGCCGCCCAGAACACAAACCTGTTGAGGGCATTGCAAAGCGGAAGTAAAGGAAGTGCAGCCAGTCCACAGGCAACCAATCAGGCAACAACAGGAAGTAATGTAACCATAACGCCAGTAAACAATGCAAGTGCCGAAAACAAAAACAGCCAGTACTTAACTGGATACCAGTACCAGAAGTATACGCCATCGGACAGAGTAAACAGCTATGCAGATAAGCTGGCCGACCTGGAGGACGATAAACCGGGGGCCTATGTGAGCAAGTACGACAGTCAGATAGACAGCATTGTAAACAGCATCCTGAACCGGCAGCAATTTGACCCCAACAGCGTGTATGATACGGATTTATATAAAAATTACAGGGAACAGTATATGCAGCAGGGAAACAAGGCCATGCGTGACACGATCGGTAACATATCCGGAATGACGGGCGGATATGGATCGACCTATGCCACAGCAGCCGGCCAGCAGGCATATGATAATTACATGAGCCAGCTGGGAGACAAAACCATGGATATCTATGATAGGGTGTATCAGCAATATCTTAACGAAGGTCAGGAGCTGTATAACCAGCTTGGAATGGTCAATAACCAGGACAGCATTGACTATAGCAGGTATAGGGATACGGTCAACGATTACTACAACGACCTTAATTATTATGCCGGTCGGTATGATAGTACATATGCGCAGGACTTTGGAGAGTATCAGTACAACCAGGATGCCCAGCGCTGGGCCGAGGAATACGCATACAAGAAAACACAGGATGCATTGGCGCAGCAGAACTGGCAGACACAGTTTGATTATCAGAAAGAGCAGGATGCACTTCAATACGCTCTCCAACAGCAGCAGCTTGCACTGTCGGCTTCCAAAGCCAGGAGCGGAGGCGGGGGAGGAAGCAGTAAGAGCAGCAAGAGCAACACCAATGCCTACCTTACTAAGGCTAAAAATATGCTGAGCGGTACGGATGGAAACGATACACATAAATACAAAAGCGCTACTGTATCAAATTATCTGAAAAAACAGTATGGTTTGTCTGCGGTAGAAGCGGACTATATCACGTCTCAGGCAAATGAAGCCATAAAAGAGGGATCGGAGGGAAACGTGAATAAATATTATGATTATGCGGCGGCCTATGCAGAGACACATGATGAAAATGAGGTATTTGAGTATCTGAACCGATTCTATGAAAATAAGAAAATCAGTGAAGATGAAGCAGATGAAATCTATCGGAGACTGGGAATGAATTAAGGAGGCAATATGTCATTTAGCAGTAGACTGAAAGAAAAACAGGAACAGGAAAACAGAACGGGCAGTACAACTAGAAGAAATAGAAGTGAGGAGCCGGCGACGCCGGTCAACACCTTCCTAGCGCGCCGGGAAGAACGAGAAAGAGAACGAGAGAGGGAGCAGCAGGAGCAATTAAAACAAGCGGTGCAGCAGGACCACTCAAAAGAAAAGTCTGATTTTTTCCGTGCGGACAGAGAGCAAGCACGGAAAATGGCACAGAGATTAGATGCCAGCCCCAATAAAAAAATGTATGAAACGTTAGACCATAAGCCAAAGAATGCAGGAAGTCCATTTGCACCGATACGACAAACGCCAGAACAGAAAGTAAAAGTAGAGGAATATACAAAATACCTGGCTGAAAAAACCAAACAGGAGAGGCAACAGAAGCAAAAGAGAGAACAGGAACAACAGGAAACAAAAAGAATTCTGGACAAGGTAGGGTATCAGGATGGATATCAGTTTAAGCGATACATTGACCTGTCTAATGAACCAGACTTTGCCCAAACCGTTGAAAAAGCCAAAGCGAATGACCCTTCATGGATGGAGCGCGCCCAATTTTGGAAGAAAACATCCAATCCAGTAGAAGATGCATACAGGCAAATGGAAAAGATGTGGGGAAAAGACGGGGCAACCCAGGAGGATATTCGGGAAAAAACCCTGAAAAGAACAATGGGAGTAGGCTCGGAAAGCGATAATATGCTGCGGAAGTATGCCCTTATGACCGAGCGAGAGCGATATACATATGATTATGTATTTGAAAAGGCCGGAAAGGAGGCGGCAGATAAATACCTGGATAGCCTGCAAGATACAATCAACCTGAGAAGCGCGCAGGATAAATACACCAGAGACGAAACGACCGTACCAGACCCCATGAAGGTTCCGTACAATATTGGAAAATCATTTGGAATAGGTGCGGAAAGCGCTGTGAAAGGAATCGGACACCTGCCGGATGCAATATTAGGCAGACAGCCGGACTACAACATCACAGAATCCGAATATTACCAGGAGCTGCTAAATAGTCAGGCTGGAGGCGCTGAAAGATTAGCTTACAACCTTGCGTCCGGTCTTGGAAACCTGGCTCCATCTATTGCAATTGCAGCGGCAACGGGAGGCGCAGGAAGCGCTGGAGCCGCGGGAACTATAGGAAAATTTGGTGGAAAACTGTCCGCTTGGGCGGCAAAGGGGGCTTTGGGAAGCGGTATAATGTCAGCTCAAATGGCAGGTCAGACTTATCGGCAGGATATCATGGAAGGGCGTCCGGTTGAGGGGGCCCAGATGAATGCGGCCCTTACTGCCGCCGATGAATATGTAACCAACTGGCTATTGGGCGGTATCGCGGCCTATGGCGGCGGAGCCGTAGGGAAGGTATTAAAAAACAGTAAAGTAGGCCAGGCGGCTAAACAGGGCATATCAAATGCCTTGGCGAAAAATCCGGCAATCCGTAGGGCAGTCCTTGGGGCGGCTAATTATGGTGGCGATATGCTGTCAGAAGGAACTCAGGAGGCCGTGCAGGACCTGACGGAATCCATCAGGAAGAGCATGATATACGGAGACAATCTGGACCTTGCTGGAGACCTTAAAGACCCCCAGACATGGGAAGATTTTGCGCTAGGTGCCTTGACTGCTGGTATCCTGAATGCGCCTGGAGCCATATCAAACAATCGGGCCATAAATCAGTATGGAAAGAGCATCAACCCAGACTATCGTGATTATGTCAATGGCTTGTCAGATATTAAGCCGGAAAGCTACGCAGATCCGGCAGATTATCAGGAAGCATCTAAGCTGAAGCAAATGGCAGAGGAATACGCGGCCAAACAGGCCAACAAGGAATTTGTTTCTAACCGCGAGAAGGCAGAGTATGCGATACGGTTTCAGCAGTTTATGGAAAACACCATGCGTCATAACGAGGAAAAAGCAGCCAGGGAAAACGCTCAGAATAGCCAGCAGGCCACAGGAACGGAAGCGGATGAACAAACTTACACCGAACCAGAAACAGCCGAATACGAGCCGTATAATGAGCCAGAGGAAGCGCCGACCAAAGCTCAAAACCAGACGGAACCAACACAGAAACCAGCAGTGAATCAAACAGTGGCCAGCCAGGCTGTTCCGAATCAGACAGAAGCATATAGAAAGCCATATGGGAAGAATGGCCAGGCGGCATTACAGAAAGGATATGACGGCAGCATTGAGCTGTCTGCCTACAATAAAGCTTTTGGGCGTGCCTACGATGCAGGTTACTATAACGTGAGCATGGATATTGCAGAGCGCTCGGCCATTATGAGCGTACTGACAAATGAACAGTTTGTGGATGCATATAAATCTGGCGCGCAGGATTACAACATGGACAACAATATAAACCTGAAAACCGGCCAGCCCAAAACTGTTCCCCGGGGAATCCCAAGGACTGGAGGGTTGGGAACTGTATCGGAAAGCGCAACTACACCGCAGCGTAAAGTGGCAGAGCATATAGGCAAGATGACCGGTTTAAAAATTAATCTGGTGGATGGATTGGGACAGACCAACGCGGCCGGCTCTTATGGAAATGGAGAAATCACTATCTCCATTAACAGCAACGATTTCAACGGAACCCTTACCCATGAACTGACACACCATATCAAGAAGTATTCGCCAAAGGGATATAGGCTGTATACAGAGATAGCCGTGGAAGCCGTTATGAAATCGGAAAACACATCCTTGGAAAACCTCATGGAGAGCTATGAAAACAGGTACGCAGAGGCCGGACAGGAGTTGACACGGGAGGAAATCATGGATGAGGTTGTGGCAGACGCCACGCAGAAGTTTTTTAATGACCCAAAGTTTATTGATTCTGTTGCCAAAAAGGACAAAACAATTACACAGAGAATTGTGGATTTCCTGAGTGATGTGGTTGATTCCATCAAACAGTTAATGAAAAACGGAAGCACCAGGGAAGCCGCAAAGGGACTGGAAGAGGACCTGAGATATTATGAGGATGCCAGAGACGCCTGGATGCATGCACTGTCAGACGCCAGCGAAACATACAAAGCAGACAAACAGGGACAGGCAGAGGGGCAGAAGGAACAGTACGCCTTGGAAAAACCAGAATTGGTGACAAATGCAAGCATTGAAGAGAATTATAAAAAAGTAAAGAACATGGAGCCGGTTGCAGAGCTGTCTGGAAAAGAATTTCCAAGGGGAGAGAAGAAACTATCAGAACAGGTTTGGGATTTTTTTGATTCCATTGGTGGAAAGGTACATAATGATATCATCGGAGAAATCCTGCTGGATAAGCGGGCAATTAAAGATGATTTGGCGCATGGTATTACTGACTTGAAAGCAATAGCATTTGCATCGGTACCGGATGTGTTACGAGAAGGAGAAGTACTGGACCATCAGGTTAATTGGAAAGGCCGTGGATATGATTCTGCGACAGTGGGAGCCAAAGTAAAGATAGGTGGAGAAGAACATTATGTGCTTGCGGTCGTAAAATTGCGGGACAAGAACCGTCTGTATCTGCATTCGGTATATACAACAAAAGTGGGAGAAAATGCCGTTCTCGACCAGGTATTTCCTTCCATTGACGAAAGTACTTCTGGCGGCCATTCTCTCCCTATCTATAGTATATTCAATAAACTGATGGATGTCAACGGAGAAAATCAGCCGGAGAAGGTAAAGCTTCAATTGGAAGATGCAGACATTGACCCGAACGAAGTAAAACGCTTGCAAGAGCAGAACCAGGTGTTAAAAGAGGCTAATGAACTGTTGCAGGAACAATTCAAACTTACCGCAAGGGAAGATACACGACAGGAAGATATTGCGAAGATCGCTAAGAGTTTCCTGGATAAATATCAGAGCAGTTATAACGACAGAGTGTTGAGAAACAATCTGACAAAACTGTATGAATACATCAGGAGTACAGGTCAGGTGGACAGGGACGGATTGACGGAGGCAGCTACAGGGATTGCCAGGGGAATCCTGAAACAAGCCCGGAGCCAATACCCGGAACTGGCAGATATGTATAAAGGTGTCAGGAAGGAAATAAAGAATACCAAGATCAAATTATCCGATCAGGACAGGGCAGACTTGGGGGAAATGGGAGGATATGAAAGCTTCAGGAAAAAGTACTTCGGAAAAATCACGCTGAGTAAAGATGGCATATCGATTGACAGCTTGTACCAGGAATTAAGCGAACAGCACCCAGAACTGTTCCCGGCTGATATCACCCATCCAGCCGACCAGCTGATGGCCGTTGCCCATGCCATTGACCAGACCCAGGAATATGTCCAGAACCCATACCATGCGGACATGGACGAGATGTCTTATATCGTAGGCCAGGAGATTATACAGTCCTATTTCGAGATTCAGAATAAGATTCCCACGTTTGCTGACCAGAAGGAAGCCCAGTTGAACCAGGCCAAAGCGGACTATGCAGCCAAAATGAAAAAGTGCCAGAATGATTTCGATAAAAAACTAAATCAATATAAAGCCGAACTGAAGGAGCGGTATACAAAGGGAATCCGTGAAGCCAATATTGATATTGCCAATGAACGCCAGATCCTGGCGGGGCAGCTGAAGCGTGTAGAGGAACGGATGGAGAACGCAATCGGGGACGAATGGAAGGAAGCCAAGAAGGAATATAATGAACTCATGGAAAGAGGCAGGGACTTAAACCGCCAGGAGGCCCAGGTTAGATACGTCCTGAACCCTAAAAAGTACGTGGAAAGCATGCAGAAAGTGCGAGAGAACAAACAGAAAAGCTCCAATAAGCAGAAAATCATCAAAGATACGATGACAATCCAGAACTGGCTTTTGAAGCCGGACAATAAGAAACACGTACCGGATGAAGTAAAAGGGATTGTACTGGAATTTATAAAGAGCATTGACTACAGTTCAAAATATCTGAACCAGAAAGGGGAACCAACCCAGCGTACCAGGGCATGGGACGAATTACAGAAGTTTTATGAAGCCGTAAAAGATGGCGGTGAATGGGAAGGAGATAATAAGGAATCCGTCTATTTTGATTGCGACCCAGATATAATTGACCGGATGCAGGAGCTAAAGAAGCGTGTGTATGACATTGAGCGATTGGATGACCTAAGCACCCGTGAAATAGATTCTTTGCAGAAGGTGGTAAGCTCTATGAAGAAAACCATCATGGAAATGAATGACCTGAAAGCAAACCGGATGGCGGAACAGGTAGAAGAACTGGCCGGTAAGGCGCTGGGAGACCTAGGGAAAATAGCAGGAGAAAGCGGCCGTCAGGAATATGGCGGTACAACAGGGCTGGCGGATAAGATGCTTAACTATGATAATATAACCCCGTACACATTTTTCTGGAGAATGGGGAGCGCCATGGAATCCATGTATAGCACATTTAGGAGTGCGGCGGATAAAAAAACAACCATGTTAAAAGAAGCAGATGATTATATAGATGGCGTGAAGAAAGACTTGAAAATAACCAGAAAAGAAATTCTGGAGTGGTCCGGACCAGGAGCAAAAAGACAAACTTTCCAGGTGAAAGGGGGAAACATTAGTTTAACTCCCGCGCAAATCATGTCACTGTATGAGGCAAATAAAAGAGGACAGGCCAGGGGGCATATATATGGTGATGGAATAAGAAGTGCTCCCAAACTTGCAAAGGATACAAGCGTGAAAGGCGTATTCAAACCCTCCAAAATCATAAAAAGCTATACCCCGGTAAAGGTGTCGCCGGTGGACGTGGATAACATCACAAGTACTTTGACGCCGAAGCAGAAGCAATTTGCCGATGCAATCCAGGAATTCTTATCAACACGGGCCGCAGACTGGGGAAATGAAGCTTCCGTCCTGATGTATGGATATAAGAAGTTTGCAGCCAGGGACTATTTTCCTATCATAACGGATGCAAATTATATCCAGAGTAAAGAAGGGGATCTGAAAAATATGCAGACTACTATTCGGAATCTGGGGATGACTAAAAATACAACAAAGAATGCTAATAATGCAGTTGTCATGGATGATATTCTTGATATCTTTTCCAGGCATATAGACCAAATGAGTACGTATAGCTCATTCCTTGCCCCGCTTTCTGATTTCAACAAGATATATAACTATAAGAATCGGGAAAAATCGGTCAGCATTAAACAGGAAATAGAGAGAGCCATGGGAAGCCCAGCCCAGGATTATATTCAGACGCTGATTCATGATATTAATGGAGATTTTCGAGGAGACAGCAATCTGTTTGAAAAGTTTCTGTCAAATAAAAAGGCGTCAGCAGTGGCGGGAAGCATCAGCGTTGCAATTCAGCAGCCGGCATCATATCTGCGTGCCATGGCAGAGATAGACCTAAAATACCTTGGAAGTGGAGCTTTCACAATGACAAGAAAAGGCCAGTGGGACTTGATTTGTAAATATGCTCCAATTGCACAGTGGAAAGACTGGGGATTCTACCAGATGAATACGAGCAGGTCTATCAAGGATATCATGTTTGAAACAGACAGCACGATGAACCGTATAACAAACTGGTCAATGGGCCTGGCGGAAAGAGGAGACCGATTTGCCTGGAATCGTATATGGAGGGCATGCGAAAATGAGGTAAGTGATAAACATAAAGAACTGAAGCGCGGGACAGATGAATACTACAAGAAAGTAGGAGAACGATTCTCTGAAATCATAGACAGAACACAGGTAGTAGATTCTGTCCTCCATAGGTCACAGATTATGAGAAGGAAGGACCTGGGATTAAAAATGGCAACTGCCTTCATGGGAGAACCCACCAGCACCTATAATATGATTTATAGGGCAGCGGTAGGGATACAGCAGCATCGGGAAGGGGCAATAGAGAAAGCAACCAAAACAGCCGGAGCTATTGTCGCAACTCTGATATTAGGAGCTGCACTCAAATCGGTTGCCACAGCACCAAGAGACGATGACAAGGATAAAAGTTTAGCAGAAAAATATGGTGATGCCTTCTGGGAAAACCTGATTGATTCAGCAAATCCTATTGGTTTAGTTCCATTTGGGAAGGATATCGTGTCAATTGCACAGGGATATTCAGTTGAAAGGTTGGATGTCCAGGGATTTCAGGATATAAAATATGCAATAGATAAGATAATGAAGTTAGCAAAGGGAGATAATACGCTAACGCCGCGATATACAGCCGTATATGCATCCAAAATGTTTGGAAACCTTTTTGGAACGCCGGCCAGCAATATCATGAGAGAAGCAGAGACGGCTTTAAATGTATATAGTCAGTATATCAACAAAGGAATCGAGGATGATTATATATTGGCTCGACAAAAGTATGAGATAAAAAACAAAGCAAATCTGGGAATGTATGTGGATATGATGATTGAAGCTCGGAGAAACGGAAAAAAAGAGCTTCAAAAGAAAATCAAGACCGACCTGAACGAGGCGGGAATTGATAATGAAACTATATCCGACAAAATCAAGTCTACTATAAAGAATGAGCTTGTATCGAAGGACCGTATAGATCCCAGGATTGAAACGGCAGCACAGGCCAAAATGGGAGCCGATACAGAAGCATACAAAGAGGCTGTTAGTGAACTAATCGCAGAGGGATATGCCGGAAAACTGGTAACTTCCGTGATTGATTCCAGAATCAATCAGCTCAGTACAGGGGAAGAGATAGACTGGGAGGCAGAGGCGAAAATGGATCCGGATGAACTGTATGGTGAGATACTGACTGGGGAAGAGGATGAAGAAGAGTGGAGCATTTACTCTTCCAGAGATATCCTCGGAGCAGTTGAGCAAGTAGACAATACAGTGAAGAGCCTGGACGCCTTTAAAGCGATATCGGCTGAAATCATAGACAGCAAAACCAAAGCCGGGAAAACAAAGTCAGAGGCCATAAGTAGCATTAAGTCATCCATCGCGCGGTCCTATAAAGAAAAATGGATAGCGGCATATCTGGAGGGGAACCGTAAAGAATATGAAGCAATCCAGGCAAAATTAAATGTACTGAGGGTGGACGGAAAAAATATATACAGCGGAACTGATTATTCGAGCTGGAGAAAAGCGGCCAAAGAAAAAGAGAAGGAGGAGAACACAAAGAAATAG